GCTCAATAACCCACTATAACCCTGAGAACGACTAGATATGACTACTTCGCCCTCAAACGGCCTCAAATCGCCTCCTATGGCCTTACAGGGGGTTGTGGAGCCTCGTATATGGACTCAAAGCCCAGATTTACCCTCTTACGGCATAGATTTCATCGAGTTCTGCGAGTCAATCGGCTTTAATCTGCTTCCCTGGCAGAAGTTCCTGGCTCATGAGATATGCAAGGTCGACGAAAATGACCGCTGGTGGTTTTCTGAGGTAGGGGTGATTATTAGTAGGCAAAACGGCAAGAGTACGTTTATGCAGCTAATGATTCTATGGCGCATGTTCGGGCTTAACCAGAAACTCCAGGTACACACCGCCCACAAGCTTACGACCTCTTCAGAAATCTTCTGGAAGATAGACGACGTAATCCAGAGCCACGCAGCTTTAATAGATCGCTTCGGAAAGAAGTACGAAACTAAGGGCTCCCAGGAGATTCGCCTAAATACCGGCGAGCGTTACCTGGTTCGAGCCAATAACTCGGCATCTAGAGGTATAGCCGCGCCCGATACGATTTATATGGATGAAGTGCGCGAATACCATGACGACGAAATCTGGGCATCACTTCGATTTACTCAGATGGCTACGCCTAATCCTCAGGCGCTTATCTTTTCCAATGCGGGCGACCAGCACTCAGTAGTTCTCAATCGCCTAAGAGAGCGAGGCCTTGCAGCTGCCGCTGGTTCCGATGATCGTATCGGCTGGTTCGAGTGGAGCGCAGAGCCTGGGTGTGAAATCGACGACCCAGTGGCCTGGGCTCAGGCTAATCCGTCGCTGGGTCACACTATTTCGGTCGATAATCTCAAAGCCGCTATGTCGGACGATGAGACTATTATCCGTACCGAACTCCTATGCCAGTGGGTATCGGTAGTTAACCCAGCAATTAAGGAAAGTAGCTGGAAGTCAGCGGCTAACCCTAAACTGAAGTTAGCGGTAGATAAAACTACCTGGATGGCTATCGACCTTTCACCGGATCGCAGACAAGCTGCGTTAATTGCCGGCCAACAAGATGGAGATGAAATAAATGTCGTACTTCTCGAAACTTGGGATAACCCAGAGAACCTCGACGCGAAGCATATTGCTAACGGCATCGCGATCTGGTTCCGAAAGTTCCCTACGCAGACAATCGCTTACTCTCGCCAAACCGCTGGGGCAGTTGCAGCGCTTCTATCGCCGGCAGGTATTCCTACTACGCCTATCGACGGCGTCGTCTATGGTCAAGCTTGCGACGAAATGCTTTCCGCAATCAGTTCCGGACGACTACACCATGCCGACCAGCCAGAAATGAATAAGCAGGTACTATCTGCCGTAAAACTTCCTTTTAAGGATGGCGGATGGTATCTAGGTCGTAAAGTCAGTAATGCCACGATCTGCGCGGCCGTCGGACTTGCTATGGTTTGCCACTTCGCAACACGCCAGGAACCAGATGTAGATATTTATGCAGGGTGACGTAGATTACTGTATAATTCTCCGATAATGGGAATCTTAGATATTTTTAAAGCATCCGCTCCAGCTCCTACAGTCGATGTAGCTGCAGGACTCGGAACCTTCGATATTTATGGCGCTGGTATGGTTTACGGTGCAACGGCTATTGCCAATCCGCAGGAAGCTATGTCCGTACCTTCAGTCGCTCGCGCTAAGGGCATAATCTGCTCGACAGTCGCATCGCTTCCTAAAGAATTGTACGTAAAGAATACAGGCCAACACCTAGAGCCTAACCGCTGCATTAACCAACCAGATCAGAGAGTGCCAGGAGCAGTTACTTACTCATGGCTATCTTTCGATATCTGGAGTCGTGGCGCTGGCTACGGCATGATTAACTCACTTTATGCAGATGGCCGTATTCAGGACTGGTCATATATTGCTTATGCTCGCGTAACGCCAGAATATAATAATAACTTTACAGAGATTATCGGCTACATGGTCGACGGTCAGAAAGTTCCACTCTCAGGAGTCGGTTCTATTATTTACTTCCCAGGACTTGACGAAGGTTTCTTTAATCGCGCAGGTCGCACAGTTCGAGCCGCTATCTGGCTAGAGCGCGCAGCTGAGAATTACGCTAAGAACCCAGTTCCATCTATGGCGCTGAAATCTACTGGTGCGATGCTTACAGGAGAGCGCATCCGCGCACTCGTTAACGCTTTCACAAAGTCACGCCAGGAAAACACTACTGCTTTTCTTAACGCAGATGTAGATCTCCAGATTCTCGGTATCGACCCTGAGCGTTTGCAGCTCACACAAGCCCGCCAGTACGTAGCTCTAGAACTTGCACGTGCAGCAGGCATCCCTGCTTACTTCTTATCTGCTGAAACTACTTCTATGACTTACTCAAACTCAATCGGAGAAAGAAAGGCGCTTGTAGACTTTTCACTTCGCCCAGTTCTTATCGCTATTGAGCAGCGCCTAAGCCAGCCGGACTTCGTGCCAGCGGGAACAGTAGTTCGCCATGATCTAGACGACTTCCTTCGTGGCGACCCAATCCAACGCGCACAAGTTTACGAAATCTTGAACCGTATCGGCGCTATGTCGGTAGAACAAATCCAGGAAGAAGAGGATCTAATCAACAATGGAAATTAACTTCTCTATGAACGTCGTAGCGGCTAACACTGCTACACGTGAAATTACAGGTCGAGTAGTTACATGGGGCGAGCAGGGCTTTACTTCTGCTGGCGCTACAATCTTCGAGCCACGTTCTATCGAGTTCGGCAAGAAGACGAAGCTACTTCTAGAGCATGAGCGCACCCGTCCAATCGGAACGCTAAAGTCTTACGAAATTACAGACCAGGGCGTAGACGCTACTTTCCATGTTGCTAAGACTGGCGCTGGAGAAGATGCACTCGTAGAAGCTTCAACAGGCCTTCGCGATGGCTTCTCAGTAGGCGTTAAGGTCGACGCATGGGATAACAAAGACGGCGTAATGGTAATCAAGGCCGCTAAGCTCGTCGAAGTCAGCCTAGTAACAGATCCAGCAATCGACTCAGCCCGCGTTTCATCCGTAGCGGCTTCAGAGTCAACAGAACAGGTTTCTGAGTCAACCGATTCAGAGAATAACAATAACGAAGGAGAACCAGTGTCCGACACTACCGTTCCAGCTCCTGCCGTCGTAACTGAAGCGGTAGAAGCAGCAGCAACACCTGCCCCAGTGCAGGCTGCTCAGTCAGCACCATCTTACACAACTGCTCCACGTGTAAACACAAACGTAACTGCAGGTCAGTTCGCTAAGGCTCAACTCGCAGCATCACGCGGCGACGCAGACGCTCGCGATCTAGTTGCAGCTCTCTCAGTCGCAACAGTGGCAGAGAATACAGGTATGGTTCCACCTACATACCTCCGCGATGTAATCGGAATTATCGACGCATCACGTCCATTTATTGACTCAATCGAGCGCGCAGCTCTTCCAGCTTCAGGCATGAAAATCTTCACACCTAAGCTCGGCGCACAGGCAATCGTAGGCCTAACTGCTGAAGGTGCAGAGTTTGCATCACAAGATACTGCAGTAACCTTCCAGGAAGATTCTGTAGTCAAGTTCGCGGGCGCTGGCGTCCTCGATGTTGAGCTCGTAGACCGCTCAGACCCTAGCTTCCTCGACTTGTATATCCGCGAGTTGGCTGCATCTTACGCACAGAAGACAGATGCTTATGCTGCACAAATTGCTGCACAGAACGCTACACAGTCTTCATCTTCAACAATCTACAAGGCTATCGCTCTTGGTATTGCTGATTCTTTCGGCGTAATGCGCATGACTCCAAACCGTTTGCTCGTCGCTAACACAGGCGGAGAAGACGGAATCGACTTCGCTGGACTTCTCGGCGCAGTAGACTCAACAGGTCGCCCACTCTATGCAGCAGCAGCTCCACAGAACGCTAACGGCCTTGTCGCTCAGGGTTCAACTTCAGGTACAGTCGCAGGACTTAACCTCGTCGTAGATCCTAACTACACAGGTGACGATGCAAACGCAAAGCATGCACTCGTTTACCCATCAAACGCGATGCGATTCCATGAGAGCGGTCAAATCCAGCTCCGCGCGAATATCGTCGCAAACGGTCAGCTCGAAATCGGCCTCTACGGCTATGCAGCAGTAGTTAACCGCTACCCAGCAGCGTTCCGTAAGCTCAACGTAGCTTAACCCCTTAATCGTGGGGGGCGGCTGCTCCCGGTCGCTCCCCACCCATCATAGAAAGCAGAAGAAATGCCATCCATCATTACTGTCGCCCAGTTGCGATCTGTCCTCGGTGTTTCTTCTGCTCTCTACGATGACGCTTATCTAGCAGATGTAATCGACACTTCAGAGCAGGTTATCCTTCCACTGCTCCAGACTTACTCTTCACCAGTTTCTAAGGTATCGCTGAACGATAACGTCGCGACCTTTACTACTACTCTTATCCATGAGTTTACAGAAGGCCAGAGCGTAGTTATTACTGGTTGCGGTTCACCGTTTAACGGAACCCATACAGTTCTCGCCGGCACTACTGAATATACTTTTACTGCAGCTATTACTAATGCAGATATTCTTGAAAAGAACGTAATCCCTGCAGGCTCTGCAACGCTATCCGGAGCTTCTACTTATGTAGGAGTATCAGCGGTCGAGTCTGCCATCCTCGTAGTTTCCGTCGAGGTATTCCAGTCACGTACTGCCCCTGGTGGACAAATTGAAGGCGTGGACTTCGCTCCTAGCCCTTACCGCATGGGTCGCAGCTTGTATAACCGCGTAGCAGGCCTTCTAGGCGCTTACGTAGATGTAGAGAGCATCGCCCAGTGACCGCTTCTACGATCTTATCTGCAGTTCGTACTCCCCTGGCTAATGCCCTTGCTGGAGTCACTGCTAACGTCTTTTCCTACGTTCCAGAGAGCGTTCCAGTACCAGCAGTTATGGTAGTTCCCGATTCTCCTTACATGGAGTTCGAAACAATCGGTAAAGATACTTTCAGAGCAAAGTTGAACTTCACCATTACTTGCGCAGTTGCGTACAATAGCAACCCAGCTAGCCAGGACAACCTAGAGCAGCTAATAACAAGTGTTGTAACCCGTATCCCAGCAGGCTATGAGGTTTCAACGGTCGAAAGGCCAACAGTTACACAAGTAGGCGCTAGCACACTGCTGGTCGCAGATATTCGCGTGAACGTTCGTTACACGCAGACAAACTAAGGAGAACCCAAAATGGCAACAACCGTTATTACGGGGCGCGACCTGACCCTCACCATCGCATCATCTGCATACGATGCACAGGCTACTAGCGTCACACTTACAAACACACCTACCATCGACGTTTTTCAGACACTCGATGGAAAGGCCTACAAGCATACGGACGATCAGTGGGAACTCGCTATCGAGCTTCTAGCTGACTGGGGCGCTGCTTCATCACTCTTCGAGGCTATGTGGACTGCTGCAGAATCTGCACCAAACACTACTCTTGCAGTATCACTTACTGCAGTTACAGGCGCAGTATTTACTTGCAACGTATTGCCAGTATTCCCATCAGTAGGCGGAGCAGCTCCATCAGCTCAGACCGACTCATGGACTCTTACAGTCGTAGGCACACCAGCTGAAACCTTCAGCGCCTAATAACTAAGAACGGGAGCAAACAATGAAAAAAGAAATCACAATTACATACACTTCAGGAGATCAGGCTACTTATGTGGCCTATCCACCTGACTTCGCTAAATGGGAAATGGCAACTAAAAAGGATATCTCTGCCTTCGCTGGTATGTGGGATATTCTCTTCGTAGCGCATAGCGCGATGAAGCGTGAATCTGCCGGTAAGCCAGTTAAGACACTGGATATCTGGATGGAGTCCGTAGTCGATATCGAGGTAGGTACTGATAGCCCAAAAGCCATAAGCGCGGAAGCATAGGGCGCTTACTGGTCGAGCTAGCAATAGCTACCCAAATCCCTATGAGCGAGTGGAGAACTGCAGAAGACATATTAACGGCTATAGAAATACTGGAGGCGCGTAATGGCAAGTGACGCTATCACCTACGATAAGGGTGATATGCGAGCCATTATTCAGGCCTTCAAGGCTATGGACGCGGCGGCGGTGGAGGAAGCCAAAAAGGAATCCTCCGCCCTCGCTGAATATGCAGCAGCTGAGATTAAGCAGGCAGCAGGTACTCGTACCGTTTCTGGTACGGCAGCCCAGCGAATTGCCTCAGGCGTAAAGGTAAGCAAGACTTCTAAGGTAGGCGAGTTCTCTTATGGATTCGCTCGCCAGAAGTTCTCAGGTGGAGGTTCTACTTTAGATCTCTTGTACGGTATGGAGTTCGGCTCTAATCGTTACAAGCAGTTCCCAACTAGAACACCAGTTAAAGGTAGAGGAAACGCTGGCTATTTTATCTATCCAACTCTTCGCCGTATTCAGCCAGAACTTATCGCAAAGTGGGAAGCCGCTTTCGACCGCATCTTGAAGGAGTATGACTAATGGCAGGGAACAGAACCCTTAAACTCTCCATCCTTGCCGATGTCGATGATCTAAAGAAGAAGCTCGGTACTGCCGATAATGAGGTGCAGGGTTTCGGAGATAAGTTAGGCAAGTTCGGTAAAGTCGCAGGAGCAGCCTTCGCAGCTGCTGGAGCGGCAGCCGTAGCCTACGCTGGCAAGTTGGCCATAGATGGCGTTAAGGCAGCCATCGAAGATGAAGCAGCACAGTTACGACTTGCCACTGCTCTTAAAAACGTCACAGGCGCTACTGACGATCAGATAGCCGCTACTGAGGACTACATAACCAAAACTACTCTGGCTACTGGCGTAACCGACGATGAACTTCGCCCATCTCTCCAGCGTCTCGTAACTGCTACTAACGATATTGCGCAAGCCCAGAAGTTACAGGCTATCGCCCTTGACGTATCAGCAGGTTCCGGCAAGTCACTCGAAGCCGTTACTAATGCCCTTGCTAAGGCACAGGAAGGCAATACTGCCGGCCTTGTAAAGCTCGGTATCGGACTTTCAGCAGCAGAACTTAAAACTATGTCGATGGAGCAGGTCACTGCTAAATTGGCTGAGACTTTCGGCGGACAAGCTGCAACCCAGGCGGATACTTTCCAGGGCAAGATGCAGCGCCTAAAGGTCGCTTTCGATGAAGGTAAAGAAACCGTCGGAGCCTTTATCCTCGATGCCATTACTCCCCTTGTATCTGGCCTAGTTAATAACGTAATTCCTCGGATTTCAGAGTTTGCAGATGAACTAGGTAAGAACCTAAAGCCGGTCATGGAAGATGTTTCGGTTTTCGTTAAAGATACGCTAGTTCCTGCTTTTAAAGAGATGTGGAACTTCCTTAATGAGTTTATTATCCCTACCCTTAAAACTATCCTGGTTCCAGTCGTCACCGCTCTATTCAAGGCTTTCGCCCAGGTAGCTAACGCAGTTAAGGATAACGAAGAGAAGCTGAAGCCTCTCCTAATCCTTTTCAAGGCCGTAGCGACCTTTAGCCGTGACGTCCTAGCCCCAGTCATAGGAACAGTTTTATCGACCGCTCTAAAGGCCGTAGGAACTATTCTCTCTGGCCTTATTTCTGGCTTCTCTACTCTTGTAAGTTTGATTAACGGAGTCGTAAGCGGTATTCGTTCACTTATTGACCTTGTAAGAAATAACCCACTTGTCGAAGGCATTAGCGGCATTATCAGCGGCGCTTTCGGTGGAGGTCGAGCTTCAGGTGGCCCAGTAACTTCTGGCACTACCTACCTTGTAGGCGAGAAGGGGCCAGAGCTATTCACCCCTAACACCAGTGGAGCAATTATTCCTAACGGCGCTATGGGCGGCTCAGGCACGACTATTAACCTCACAGTAAACGGGGCTATAGATCCAGAAGGAACTGCTCGCACAATCATCGACGTACTTAACCGTTCAACCGCTCGCGGTACTCTCGGAGCAGGAGCGTTCTCTTACGCATGAGTAACTGGACTCCAGAGTGGGCTATCACTGTAAACGGCTATGGCGACTACACGAACCTAACTCTCGCTAACCTCACAATATCTTCAGGCCGTACAGATATCTATAGCCAACCTAAAGCGGGTTACGCAAACCTTCAGATACTTAACCTAAACCTAGAGCCTATTCAGTTTGACGTAAATGACTCTATTACAATTAAGGTAAAGGACTCGACAGGTACTTACGTTAACGTATTCGGTGGAAATGTGACCGACCGCACAGTAGAGGTTATCTCTTCTGCTCCAGGTCAAGTAAACGAAGTAATTAACTTAACTGCTCTAGGAGCACTAGCTAAACTGCCTAAAACCATTATCGACGGCACTTTATCTAAGGACTTCGACGGCGACCAGATTTACACAATTCTTAGCCAAACCCTATTTAATACATGGAACGAAGTGCCAGCAGCTCTTACCTGGGCTACTTATGATCCTGCTATGACTTGGGCTAACGCTGAGAACTCAGGACTCGGAACTATTGACCAGCCAGGAAATTATGAACTTACGGCTCGCTCTGCTAATACTACTGACGTTTATAGCCTTGTATCTGCACTCGCTACCTCAGGCTTAGGCTACCTTTACGAAGATGCCCAGGGTCGTATCGGTTATGCAGATTCAACCCATAGAAGCGGCTATCTAGCTACTAACGGCTACACAATGCTTTCGGGAAATACTGCGCTTTCTAAGGGCATCCGAACAGTGCGACGTATTGGTGACCTTCGTAACCAGGTTACAATTAAATACAAGGCTAACGCAGAAGCCTCAGCTACCGACCAGACTTCTGTAGATACTTATGGCCCACAGGCTCAGGTGATTACTACTAGCATCGAAAACGGAGTAGATGCAGAAGCCCAGGCAGATTTCTATTTAGGTATCCGCGCTTATCCCCAGGACGTATTCGACTCGATTACTTTCTCGCTGGGAAACCCAGAAATCGACGACGCAGATCGCGATGCTTTACTTAACGTATTTATGGGCTTACCGCTCGATATTACAGACCTACCAGCAAATATGGTTAATGGTCGCTTTCAAGGATTCGTCGAGGGCTGGAAGTTCCAGGCTGGGTATAACCGTCTAGATATCACCCTTAACGTTTCTCCAACTGCGTTTAGCCTTCAGTCGATGAAGTGGAACGACGTAGGAGCAGCTGAAACCTGGAACACAATTAACACCAGTTTAGACTGGCTTAACGCTACAATAGTGGCCTAAAGGAGATATAAATGGCAACGACTACCAATTTCGGGTGGGAAACCCCCGACGATACTGACCTGGTCAAAGATGGCGCAGCTGCGATTCGCACTTCGCTTAACGGCGTAGATGCTTCTTTCGTAGACCTTAAAGGCGGCACTACAGGCCAGGTTCTATCTAAAGCTTCAGGCACTGACCTAGACTTTACCTGGGTGGCTCAGGACGACTCTAACGCTATCCAGAACGCTATCGTAGACGCTAAAGGTGACCTAATCGTAGGCGCTTCAGCTGATACACCGGCCCGCCTTGCAGTAGGCACAAACGGCCATATTCTTACGGCTAACTCTTCTGCGACTAATGGCGTAGAGTGGGCTGCACCTGCTTCTGGCGGTGGCATGACTCTTCTTTCTACCACTACTCTTTCAGGATCTGCGACAACAGTTAGCAGCATATCTCAATCCTATAAAGAGCTAAAAGTTTACGTCAAAGATTTCAGCACTGGCACAAACGGTTTTACTATGTCGGTAGAGCTTAACTCAGATACCACCGCTTCTAATTATCTTCAATATGTGCAGCGCGCAGGCGCTTCAGGAACTGCCGCAGATTACGGCACTAACTCCTGGACTGGCATAGTAACTAATGGCTTCTCTGCTCCCTCTAACGCAGTAGACCAGCTTTCAGTATTAAGTTTTCCTGATTACACAAACTCAACAACACGCAAGGTAGCCACCTGCCAGACTGTATCAACAACAGGCGGCGAGCCTATTGCAACAACTCTAACGCGTTTATCCTGGAAGGGTACTGCTGCTATCAGCCAGCTAGTCTTCCGTTTAGATACAGGCAGTTTCAGCGCAGGAACAGTAGAAATCTATGGAGTTAACTAATGGCTAAATCATCCCGTCCTATGGTTCGTATTCATAACACAGAAACGGACGAGATTATCGACCGTGAGATGAACGACGAAGAGTTCGCTATACATACTGCGGCGCAAGAAGAGCGCGCTGCTAAGTTAGCAGAAGAGGCTGCAAAGGCTGAAGCAAAGGCTGCTCTATTGGATCGTCTAGGCATTACTGAGGACGAGGCGAAACTTCTACTCGGATGAAGCCTAAACTATGCAAAGCAGGCCAGCAGCTGAGAGAGCAAATCGACGATGCCTTCCCTGATAGAGATAGAACTTCGGATGGATGGATTGGGGATACACGCCACGCCGCGCGTCCTAGCGATCATAATCCCGATGCTAATGGATGGGTACGTGCCATTGACGTCGACCGTGACCTATCAGGTAAAGCAAAGCCAGATATTATGCCAGACCTGGCAGATCAGATTCGTCTCGCTGGAAAGTCTGGAGAGAAGCGTATCGCGTACGTTATTTTCGACGGCCGAATCGCATCATCCCGCCTTAACTGGCGCTGGCGTAAGTACACCGGGAGCAATAAGCATAACCATCACTGCCATATTTCGTTCACTCAAAAGGGCGACGAGGATGGTAGCTACTTTAATATCCCTTTACTCGGAGGTAAATAATGAAAACTCTCGTCGTCGCTAGCTTAGGCATTATGGCACTTCCTGCTATTCGTGCCGCTATCAAGTCATACCGCGCTAAGAAGGCTATCGCCGACGTAGCAGTAGATGCTATCGAAGCAGCAGTAGACGCTATCGACAAGAAGAAGTGAGCCTGCAAGATTGGGCTGCGCTTGTAGCTGGAGTCTCGACGGGGCTGGCTGGTGTAGCTGCTCTGCTGCGCTTCATAATTTTACATTACCTGAGCGAACTCAAACCGAACTCAGGTTCGAGCATTAAAGATCAAGTAAATCGACTGGAGACACGCGTAGATAAGATCTACGAATTGCTGCTATCTAAGGGAGAATAAACTCATGGCACGTAAGAAGGCTATCGACCTAGATACCTATAACGCTCTCGATGCATGGGCTATTTCTGTAAATGAGATGTACAAAGCGCTTCGTAGAGCAGGTTTCGCAGTTGATTTATGCCTAGCGATTATCACAGATCCACAGGCGTACCCAGACTGGATACTTCCTGAAATCCCTAACAAAATCGACCCGCTGCCATACGAGGACGATGACGAGGACTAGATGAAGAAGATCGTAATCCTGAGTGACTTACAGGTTCCTTTCGAGGACGTACACGTTACCCAGAATATAGCTCGATTCTTAAAGACCTTTAAGCCAGACCAGACAGTAACTATCGGCGACGAAATAGACTTCCAAACTATTAGCAAGTGGTCGGAAGGTACGCCATTAGCCTATGAACAGACCCTAGCAGCAGACCGCGACAGATGCGTAGACCTGCTATGGGATTTAGGCGTTACCGACTGCATCCGCTCTAACCATACCGACCGCCTTTACCATACGATCATGAAGAAGGTTCCTTCTTTCCTTTCCTTGCCAGAACTGCGCTTCGAAAAGTTTATGCGGTTTGACGAGTTAGGCATCACTTTCCATAAGAACCCTTTAACGCTAGCGCCTAACTGGATAGCCGTACATGGCGACCATACGCCTATTAAGCCTCAGGGTGGACTATCAGCCCTAGAAGCGGCTCGACGTCATGGCAGGAATATAATCTCTGGACATACTCACCGGGCAGGGCGTAGCAGCTTCACAGAGGCCTCAGGAGGCCGTTTAGGGCGTGTTCTGCATGGAGTCGAAGTAGGAAACCTCATGGACTTTAAGCAGGCTTCATACACTAAAGGAACGGCTAACTGGCAGCAGGCTTTTGCCATTATGTACGTAAAGAATAAGAACATACAGGTCGACCTGATCTATATCGAGAAGGACGGCACTTTCACCGTTCAAGGTAAGGTATATGGAAGAAAACGCTAGCGTCTGCTCACCCTATTTCGAGGATGAAGACCCTTCTCAAATCGTTATCAAACCGTTATCTAAAATTACTAGAAACCGCTCAGACTTCAGGTAACGTTCTCCATGTAGTCGAAATACGGCTATAAGGGAGATATGAAAATGACTGTATGGCAGCTTATCTTGCTAGCGGTAAGTATCGGTAGTTTCGCTATCGGACGTTACTCTGGCTATCACGATGGTTACGTAAAAGGTCGTAAGGCCGTCCGTAAGTACTATGAGCAGGTCGGGCGATGAAGGCTAATGAGATCCTACTTACTGCAACGGACGTTATTAGTCAGCGAGGAGCCGTCTACGGTCATCCTAAGATTAACCAGGGTCGAATTGCTTCTCGACTTACCCAACTCTTCGAGATTGAAATTAACGACTACGACGCGTGTCTGGCGATGGTCGAAATCAAGCTCTCCAGAATCCAGGAGTCAAAGCTTCATATCGACTCATATTTAGACGCTATCGCCTACCTGGCGCTGGCTTGTGAACTAGCTACTGAAAAGGACGACTTATATGTTTGATTGGCATGAACTAGAAGATTTGAAGAAGGCCGCTATGGATCGCGATGCTTTCGCTGAGGTGCAGATTTACCAGAACGAGCAAATCCTTCGAGAGCTAAAGTCTATGGGCTGGAAGCTAAAGGAGATTAACGACCGTGGCGTTCTTTAATCTAGAAGATTACGAAACCGTCGAAGAGCGGTTATCTAAGTTCTGGGCAGACCATCCAACCGGTCGAGTATGGACTAAGGCTCTAGAGCTTAGCCCTTCTCGCTTCGTTATCTATGCAGAGGTTTACTTCGATGCAGCAGACCCGCACCCTAAGGCAACAGGCCATGCAGAGGAAACCGTTCAGGGTCGAGGAGTTAACGCTACTTCAGCCCTAGAGAACGGAGAAACCAGCGCGATAGGCCGCGCGTTAGCGAATTGTGGTTACGCCACTAAGGGTAAGCGTCCAAGCCGTGAGGAGATGGCTAAGGTAAAGGTTAAGGCCGATACTGAAGCAATTATTCAGGACACTAAGGCGAAGATGGCTAACACTGCTAAAGAGTACGTGCCAGTGCCTAAGGAAGATGATCCGTGGACTATCAGAGATGCAGCTCCAGCTACTACCGTAGACGAAGCCGTGGCGATAGTTAAGGACATTATCGGAGGCCAGACTGAGAAGGATATTCCACACTGCCCAGCATGTAAGCGCGAGATGGAGTGGAAGACCGGAACTTCTAAGCAGGGCAAGCACTGGGGTAAGTTCGAGTGCAAGCGCTTCGGCGGTTCTGGAACTTGTAACCAGGTAATCTGGTATGAAATTAAGCCCAATGGTACGTGGGGCGTTCAAGAGAAGAAGTGGTGATATGTCTGATTATCAGCAGAAGATTCGGGATGTAATCCTCGAAGCCGTAAACCGTGAAATACCAATCTACGCAGCTCAGGAGATGGTCGAAGCGATCATGTGGGCTGAGATTAACGGAGATAAATAAATGGGTACATTAGAGTTTATGAACCAGGATGGCGAGTGGGAGAAGTTCCCTAGCGATGAGGAGCTTCAGGTACTAGCTGAGTTAATGGCAGTTCCACCGCATCCACCAGTTCATCCAGAAATTACTACAGTATGCCATCTATGTAATGAGCCTTTCCCTATGGAAGAGATCGTAGTAACAGGTGGTAATCCAGTGGCAGGGTATACCTGGAGTTGCCCTAAATGCCATGCAGTAACTAGCACTGGGAAGGCGTAGATCAGACTATGCCATCTCAACACCGCAAACACCGTGGATTCCGAACCGAACGGGTAGTAGCTGAATATCTCAGTCAATACTGGCCAGGAGCCACAGTAGGGCGCGGCAGCGGAAAAGATATAGTGAATATCCCTATAGACATAGAAGTTAAAGCGAGAAGTGACTTTAACCCGCTGGAGTGGTTGCGCCAGGGTCGTAAGCGTACGGAGAAGAGCGGCGAATTAAACGCCGTAGTATGCCGCATGAACGGACAGGGTGAGGTAGTGGAGGATTATCTGGCTTTCGTGAAGTTCAGCGACCTGGTGCAATTACTAATAAAGGCTGGTTACACCGATTTCCAGCAAGATTCGGTAAACTTAGAGCCTACTTACTGCAAGTGCGGTAATACGATCATGAAAGGCTCACCATGCCATATATGCGAGAAGCTCGATAATGCCAATCTATGAGTTTGAGTGTGATAACGAGGACTGCGAAGCCAACCTCCGTTATGAAAAGGAGCTGAAAATCAGCGAGCCCCATCACGTCACCTGCCAATTCTGCGGTGATTCTATGCGAAAGGTTTACTCTAGTGTTCCAGCAATCTTCAAAGGATCAGGGTTCTATAAAACCGACAACCGATAGCAGGGCATATACGCTGCCCTCTCAGACCGTCGAGTGGGCTACGCCCCAGGCGCTATTCGATAGGCTTAATGCTTATCATAACTTCGATTTAGACGCAGCAGCTTCATCTACGAATCACAAGGTAGATAAGTGGTTTGGTTTAGACCATCCAGACCCAGAGCGCCGTAATGGCCTAGAAGCTGACTGGGATGGCGAGCGAGTATGGCTTAATCCGCCTTATGGCCGCATCCTAAGCGAGTGGGTAGCTAAGTCTGCCTATCACGTACACCGAAACGGTGGAGAAGTCGTATTACTACTACCAGCCCGTACCGACACACGCTGGTTCCACGATCACTGCGTACACCATGCAGTCGAGTTCATTAAAGGAAGGCTAAAGTTTGGGGATGCTAAGACTGCTGCTCCCTTCCCATCTATGCTAGTTCGCATGAAATAGTTATCCACAGAAGTTATCCACAAGGAGATATTATGAATCCGACACGCCTTCTGACCAGCACTTTTACTAATATGCTTGACTCGTCCGGTACACTCAAGTCTCTTGCTAGAGACCCTCAAGGGCTCAACGCGAGCGGCCTAAGCCGTGTAGCTCGCGTGGTAGCTTTCGTTATGGCCATACTTGTATTTATGCCTTTACAGGCGGCAGATGGCATAGAAAAGAGATCTATAACTGCTAAGGATTACATTAGATTTAATTATGATTCTAAAGAAGCATCATGCTTAATAAGATTATATGGAAAAGAATCAGCCTTTAATCCAAAAGCCATAGGTAATCTATCTTCACCTAGTAAGAGCTATGTCTATGGAATACCTCAGCTAAAGAACCCAATCATTAAGGACTTATCAGCTATTAAGCAGATAGACTATGGGATGAAGTATATAAATCATAGATACGATGGTAAGCCTTGTAAGGCATGGGAACACTGGAAGAAGAAGGGATGGCATTAGATGGCTAAGCAGTCAGCACTTAGAGCTACTGGTTCTACTACTCAATGGCGCAAGCTGAGAGAAATAGTAATCAGAAGAGATGCTGGTACTTGCCAACAATGTGGGATGCCAGGTACTCATGTAGATCATGTAGTGCCACGTAAGCTAGGTGGAGATGATTCACTTAATAATCTTCAACTTCTATGCGCTACTTGTAATTTAAGCA